AATCACCAGACGAAGCAAGTCGCGGGAATTTCCCGGACTGGTCAATGTCAAGTTGATCAAGCAAAGGCTGTGAAAACTTAGTAAATGAATCGACATGTATTTCGATAGGAATTGAGAGGCGGATGGCGTTCTCGGGAACTCCGCCATGAAACACTTTGAAACAAAACACAACTGCACTGCCCATAGGCACACAATCATATCCTTGACCAAGCAACGAATTGAATTGTTTGTCGCGATTTGCGGCAGTAGCAATAAGAGCATCGGAAGCGAGTTCGTTCGGCCAAAACTGGCACGCTCGTTCCGTATCACAATAGGCATGCTTCTGAAACTTTCCTTTCATCTCAGCCTTTCGAACAAAGCTGCCGGACACCAGCTTGTCGGAATCTCCGGTAATGTTCTCTTCGCCTTTCTCTACCGACAAAATGCGGCTAACATAGTCCATATGGTCGCCATCGGCTCCACCATTAGAACAAAAGATTCGTACAGATTTGCCACAGGTGCGAGGCTTAAAGCCCATGTCAATCAACTTGTCCCAATTTGCTTTGGAATGCAGATTAGGCAAATACACGCTCGCAAGCTTGCGCGGAGGAACCAGAATGTACTGCCATATACCTACAGTGCGCTCCTCTAAAGTCGCTGCTGTATAGCCAGAGGCAGAACCGACAGTACTCAATGGAAATGTTCGCTTGACAGCTTCACCGCCCAAGGGCGGATCTGTAAAATGAAACGTACAACTGTACGGTCCCTGTTTCACCCTACCGTACATCTGAGCCAATTGAGCAAACTGCAACGGGTCACAACAATTGAAGCCTTCGGCATCAAGCTTGAAAGACAGGTAACTCCTGCGGTAAGGATCAGTAATGTCTCCGGGTTCCTCCGACCATCCGTATTGCACGCCCATGGCGCGCAAAGAATTCGAGTCCGCAGTGGCGTCGTACGACGTACGAAGCACACGAGTGTTCAACGTATAGAACTTCTTCGGATCACGACACATCACATCGTGATACAGAGAAGATCCTGGTCTCGGCATTGCCTTGAAAGTAACCAAACCAGTGGTTATGGCGGGGGTCGTCGTAGTAAGCGACGTAGGATTCGTGTAAGGAATCGACTCAGCGCATGTAACGCAATTGAAATCATAGATGTTGGTAGTGGACACTTTAAACTTTCCAGTGTCCTTTCCATACACTGGTCGTCTGCTTGATGTACCCGTGGGGTACCGCGATCTCCTTTGCATGTAGGGCAACCTATGAGGATATTGTCCTCCACTTGCATAAAAAGGCAGCTGATCTGCGCTGCCGCGAAACGATGACATGCACAGAACATGGGACAGGGAGTGCCCCATATATACCGGCCCTAAAGGTCCGGTCTACAGCTATCCCTAGGTAATACTGTACTAGGGATCGCTGGACCATTAAGTCCTGCGGACGGCCTTTTATAATAAAAGGGTTTTTAGTGGCTTTACTCTACACATGTATACCATGAACCCCTAACTGAAATCCTCTTCTAATCCCAATCCCAAGGGGAATACAACTGACTTGAATCGTCTGTGGATTGCGAGGTTGAGCTGTCTATCCACATCTGGTCCGAAACATTCGTCGATGGTGTAATTACTGGTAATGATGATACGTTTAGGCCTCTGCTTTGGCAGATGGGAGCCTTTGATCTCAGGGGCAAAGGCGTACCGATCGGCCCAAATCTTGAGGTGGTGCCCGAGATATTTCCCACTCGTAAGTTCCCACTCTTCAACGAGCACAGTGTCTTCACCTCTATATCCATCCCACCAATGATTGATCGCCTTAAGGTAGCAGTCAGGATAATCTTCACGCGCTTTGCGGCTTTTCCCTGAACCGGGGGGGCCATGATACCATAGATTCTCCAGGTCCCCTTCAAGCGGAGCGCGTTCTAACAAGTGGTCCGTATGTATCGACTTCAGTGTCCGATGATACATAATCCGAATCTGAGGGTCAATTTCATCAAATTTGCCGGCTTGTGCGTTCGCAAAGGCTTCTACCCATCTTCGTTTGTTACCTGCGCCTCCGGCGCTGCTGGGGGCCTCCGGCAGTTCTCCAACTTCAACGAAGTCTCCGTCTTTCTTGCAATAGTCCGAGGCCTGCTGAGGGGTGCCTCTCATTATCTCCCAATGTGCAGTGGGATGCACATGCTTCTTCATCCAACTCAAAGCCTTTTTCTCCTTCAACACTACGTATCCTTGAAGGTGAGGGGTGCCACTTTCTCCGACTTCTCTTCCAAACACATAGTACTCGGCGTCTTCGGGTATAAAAGAACCGACATTCTCAGTCGTGCTGGGGTTGTTCACAGTGAACACCCAGTGACGAGCGCGGCTTCCTGTTTCAGTTTATTACAACAGGATTTTTCACATGGCCCAAGGGGTAGTAGGCAGTCACAACACAGTCCCAATTGCTCAGTCTTTTGAGCAACCAGTCTTCGTTAGAACCGAAACTTGGGAACTTACCATTAGGGGTCTGAGGGGTCGAGGCTTCCATTTTTTTTGTACCGAAAATTCTGTTGGACGTTGTGGGGTTAGAGGTCTGGTCTTTCACACTCAGGGTTAGTATGAAGTTCCCACTGAGCTATGAGTTCACACAGAAAGGTCCACAGTTATGGGTATAGGTACCTACTGGTGGATCAGTGGACCGGACGTAGTCCGGATCGGGGGGTCCTTTTCTCGGCACCGTGTGGGTGCGGTGGACACATATTTTCTCTGCAATGCCCAAACGTGCGTTTTCGAACTACAAAACGCTGCGGCCAGGCAACAAGAAACGCGCAGATACCTTGATCGCCGCTATAAAACGAGTACTCGCGCGGAAACAATACGGCGACCGCAAGTCACTGTACGCACAACACACAGCATACAAAAACAGATACAAGAAACGTCGTTGATTTACTCGCAATAAGTCCATGGGCATGCGTGTTAATCACCAGACGAAGCAAGTCGCGGGAATTTCCCGGACTGGTCAATGTCAAGTTGATCAAGCAAAGGCTGTGAAAACTTAGTAAATGAATCGACATGTATTTCGATAGGAATTGAGAGGCG